AATATTTCTATATGGATGATGATATTAATAACTCAGTCGATGATTTACTAGATCAGTTACAAACAACGGCACAGGTGACTAGAGACATTAAAAATAAGGATGATTTTAAATTAGAGTCAGAAGATTTACAGGAGTTTCTACTACAGTACTCTGGTAAGCTTATTAAAGGCAGCGTCGAATTTGTTGATGAAGTTACCCAATATATAACAAACGCGCCTGATGCAAAAGATGTAGAGAGTTTAAGTAAACTAGTCGGAGCTTCGGCAGCAGCTATCGAAACTCTCAATAAGATTCATATAGCTAACGAGAAAAATAAATCTTCTAAGGAATTGAAGATTATGGATATTGAAAGCAAGAAGCAACTGCAAGAGGATGATAATAAAACTAAATTGCTTCTGAACCGCGAAGAGTTAATGAAGCAATTGATAGATGACGCTAATATTATTGAAGCGGAAGTAACATCTAGCTAAATGAAACTTTAACAGGCTGGTTTAATTTATTTCTAAGTATATCAATCTTCGCGGATACGCCCTCGACATTAGTTGTATATTTGAGGTGTACCGATGATCTGCTTGTATCCTGATCTCTAAAGTTTACATTTTTAAAGAATTGTATAAAATCAGCCATATTACCTATAATATTTTTAAGCTGACTGTTAATAGGATCTTTAAAGATATATAACCTATCAACGTAGAGGTTATCAGTAACTAAATTTTCACCGTGTGGTGTTTTAGCGGTATTTGCATCAACTGAACCCTGTAAATCAGATAAGCTTAATTTTAGTAAAGCATCCGTCTTTGTATTAAGATTTATGGAAGTCTGCAACTCTCTTTTTGATACTTTATTAAAAACTGAAGCAGGTATACCGTTCGGGTAATTGTAAGTTGCATCGAATGCATCAAAATATGGAGATGTGTTATTATCAATAACACTATTAACGTCAGTGATATTACCTGTATCGTCGCTGTAGTTGTTAAAATATATATTATCTGCGGTTAAGTTCGATGTTATTAAACTCTTAATATCGTCGGTTAATGTTTGGAATTTCTCAATATAGAAGAGTTTAAATATATTATCAAACTCATACACTTTATCATCAAATGTAATTTTAAAATCATCGCCATTTAATTTACTATATAGGAGAGAAGTACTTTCTATTACATCCACTGTAACTTTACTTTTCTCAAACTGAATACTAGTATCTAACTGCCCTATATAATCATTAAACGCTGAAAGTAAATTTGTTGCTGATCTATAAAATTCTATACTAGGCTGTTGTACAACGTCAATATATTCTGGCAGTAATGTTACTTCATTGCTCATAGCTGAACCTCCTTATATTTTGGATCTTCGTAATGGTATGTTTTTATCCCGATAACTTTATTATAAAATTCAGTATCGTTTATAAAGATATGTTGTACATCAACAATAAAATATATACCTAGTAATTTATTATCAAAGGTATTTTCGATATAGTCACCTGCTCTATCTAAACTAAAAAACTTACCTGATGTTCTAAATAACTGACCTTTAACAGTTAGCTCAACACCCATATTGGTGATAAGGGCGTTTTTTAATAACCTGTTTACACCGTATGTCCTCCTAATTTCAGGGTTATTACCGTATTCCGAGAACATATTACTGTATGATAAATTATCTCGCTGCGTACCATTTATAATAAAATTAGCATGCGGCGTGTTATCTTTACCTTTAAGATTATCTACATAGTTTTCAGAAAATCGAGTACGTGCACGTTCAATATTACTATCGTAAATATCTAAATTAAACTGCTTATCAGCAAAGTCATATGAATGTACAATCTGCGACTTTATCTTTTCACGACGTATATTAGAAGCAGTATTAAAAAACTTATACTCTAAAATTTCACCCTTCTCACCGAACTCTAAAGCACCTAAAGGTTTTTTCTGCTCGCGATCAATTACGCTATCACCTTCACGACTACTTCCAGTTATAGTAAAATTCTCTAGAAATTTAGACCCTGTTGATTTACTTTGAACATTATATGCTTGCTTAAAGAGATTTGATGCTCCTTGCAGAGTATATTCACCAGTGTAGTTCTCTTTTTTTAAAAAACTAAAATCATTTTTACCGTCACTGCTCGTATGACGCTGCATAATATATGTTATATCTTCGTAAGCATTATTTTCAGCAGGCGATGAATAGAATATTTTTGATGTCCCGTCTTCAAAAAAAGGCGTAATTTCATTACCAGAAACTGGCTCTACTGTTGTATATATAGAAGCATTATCATTTAGAACATTCTTAATTAACGCTTTAAGGCATTTACCGGTTTCAACTTGTCGATCTGAATTACTTAATTGAGTTACATCGGTAACGTCGCCTAGAACATTAGACGATGAGAAGAAAGCTTTACGCTCCTTCATAATCTGCAAATCATAATCAGTTATAGTATATCTTTTAGCGCTCACACCATTATAATCAATAGGTTCTTCATCTTCCAAGCAAAAAATATAAGAGATTGCAAGAGATTTAAGCATATCTGCATCTAACTGATTATAATCCTGTGTATTACCGTCTAGTGGTATGATAGTTATTTTTAATAAATCACGGCCATCTCCTCTAACAGTATAACCTTTGTATGATTTATTATTCGTGTTAAACTCGGCGTCGCTCGGCGTTGATACAAATCGCTCTAGGGCATCCTCTGTATTATCTAGAACAACAGTCCCGTTTAACCATGGTTCAAAAATATTATCAAATAAGTTTAATTCTAAGACTGAACTCTTTGTGATAGTTAATAGGTCACCGTCAGGGTTAAATAGAGTAGCTTTAAATATATATTTTTGATTATCTATCGTATAACTAAACTGCTCATCATAAACTGTATCATATGTATATCTCATTGCAGCTGCTGTTTAATACTTTCTAGTAAAACTTTGAGGAAAGCTTTCTTTACTACTCTGACCCGCTTACCGGATTCAATTGACATTGGATTAGATATATCATTAACAACCATGATCAACCACCATAGATATGTCGTACCGTATACTCTATAACTCAATGTAGTTAAAGGCATTGCATGTGGAAATTTAACAAAGTCAAAGATCTGTTCATTAATATCTTCAGGTATCTTAATCTTCTTAAGAATATTATAATAATAGTAATCATTCTCACCCTGCTTATAAAGCTTAAAGATATTTTCGTACCTATATAACTCTAAATCTGGTAATAATTCTACCTTATCTTGAAATTTACCTTCCATAATATTATTTATACCTATTGACTATCGCGACGACCTGTTACTCTGCCAACAATAGTAGGTTCTGTAGCTGCGCCAATCTGCGTCGTAGCTGGTGAAGGTGATGGAGCTGCTTCAACAGGTTTATTAACTGTCAGTTTATCCTTTTTAACACTCGCATATATAAAGTTTCTTGTCTCTTCATTGAGACCGGTTACTGTGACATTCAATTCATATGCATCAGGTACTACAGTCCGGATTGTACCTATATTATTCGATACTCCACCATCAACCCCTTCATCCATAACTGGTACCTCGAGCTCCATATCACGTCTATTACCTAAAAATTTAACTGATAAGTTTGATATATAAGCATACGGCATATATGCAACACCGGGTACATGTACCTCGTAAATAACTGGCTGATCTATAATACTCTTACTAACTCTACCTGGTCTATTTTGATAGACTAATCCAAAAATTAACTGCCAGTTTCTTTTAACATCATCAAAAGTACCTGTATTGAGTAGAGGTATTGTAAATGATACATCTCTACCTTTTTGGCCCATCGAAAATTGCTGAGACTTTTCGATATATGTACCGGGCTTTACTATATTAGCTATACCCGCTAACCCCTTCGAAAGACTTCCCATTAAGTCTGCAATAGGACCAGCTACATTACTTTCACTATCACCGAAACTGTTCGATATCTCTTTATATGAATCTTCTAGATACGGAAAATAGTAGTTAAATCCCGTATATTCAGTAGCGTATAGCCCTTCATATGGTTTTAAAACATCACTATCAAATGTCTTAAAGTAGCCGCCTTGTAGAGCCTTTTCATACTGGTCTCTTATCTTCTCCTTTAGAGATTTCTCCTGAGCTTCATCAGATGTTTCTGCAGCTGCAGCTGAAGCGTCTGTATCTATATTATTATCTGCTTGTACTCTATCAAATATACCAACCGGCGTGTTAATTAACCCAGCCGCGACAGTATCTGCAGAAGCGAGTGTAGAATAAATCATATTGGTTACCGTAGAATTTAACACTATTCTTTGCTCGATCATCTGTATTTTAGGTACATCTTCACGAGAGCTCTTCGGACTGGTTGTCCATGCAAAATCCTTTACAACATTAATCGGATCTTTAACTTGAGCAGATTGATCTCCATATATACCTAGATTGGTAAGGTCCTTAATATCAGAAGTACTATCCGATAACTTCCCTTCACCTCTTGTTAAAATAGGCACAGCTGCAGTACCGCCAAACTGTAAATTCCAAAGATTGCTCATATATTATTATTTAATATGAATATACTTCTTGAAGATCTCTCAAATTACGCTGATTATTCATATTAGTTACAGATGTTGTATTATTTGTAACAATATTAGCCCCTGCACCTGTTTTATCAGCTATTTCTCTAAGAAGGCTTATATTCTCTTTTAGAAGTTCAATCTGAGTATTGAGTAACTCGCCGCTCATGTTTGTCTGATTAACAATTAGCTTCGAATGAGCCTGTGCAATTTTAAGCTGCTGCTTCATATTATCGTCAGAATATATATTATTAACTGTTTTATCTTCACTCGCGAATGATGATGGCTTAGAATCAGGCAATTCTCTTGTTGCTACCTGGGGTTGAGTCCGGGTCAATTCAGTTACTTCTGCCTCAGATAGATCTTCCATACCCCCTGTATCGTCTATAGATATACCTAATAGTTTAGCAGCTCTGTTCTTTAACCCGAACGCACTTGGTATAGCCTTGAGTAGAGTCTTACCTACCTTTTCTTTTAGAGTTGATCCGATAACTTTAAGTATTTCACCGAAACTCTTACCTTGCATCCCCCCTTTTCTTTCGCCGGTATCCTCGTCTTTCTCACCGAAGAAGAAATCTGCTAACGGCGCCATAAAAGGTATAGCCATAGCCATATCAGTTAGACCGCCTTTAATATCACCAGTTAGTACCTTCTTAGCACCGCCCCACATACTTACGAGATTCTTAATAGGGAAGTTATTCATTATCTTTTCTTTAATTTTACCGAAGAAATCACTCATTTTAAAACCGGAACCAGCCGGTTTAACTTCTTCCGGGCCCTTTTTTGTATCAAGAAAAGCATTAAGTACATCTAGCCCAATAGATATACCAGTACCTATACCAGGGAATAGAGTCGCTATACCAGATGCTACATCAATTAAACCACCTACTAAATCGCCAGATTTAAACCTACTAACAGCAAATCCCCATGATATAAGTGAACCTATACCAGGTATACGCTTTAAGACCGGTTTTAGAAATTTACTAAATAATTTACCTATAGTACCGAAAAGACCTTTCGCGCCGCCTTTACCTGCTATTTTAGCAAACGGTTTTAATAAAAATTTAGTTATACCTCCTAAAAATCCTTTCGCCTTTTTAATTACATTAGCAAATAAATTTTTAGGCATTATTTTAGCAAATAGACCGGTAAATTTAGCTAATTGTTTACCTACCATCTTCTGGAAAAGCTTAACACCGCCAATAATACCACCTTTAGATAATATATTTAAAAGACCTTTTAAAGGTCCATCAGACATTATACCAGTTATAAGAGCTGCGAGACCTCCAAGTACTAGTAGTGCAGGTCCTATGAGCTTCTTAATAAACCCCATACCACCTTTACCAGGCTCTTTATCTTCGGTATCTTTTGATTCATCACTGCGCAGTATTTTCAGGTCATTTTCCGCCTTTCTACCAAAGTCAGTAACAATAACAGGCTTTGCTTTTTCGACTACCTGTCTAGGAGCTGATATTGGTTTAATTGCATCTACTTTTTGACCAACTACCTTTTCAACTGCACGTGCTGGTGATATCTTTGCTTTAATAGCTGCAGTATTCTCACCAACTACCTTTTCAAGTAGAGATAGTCTCTTTTCAGTTGAAGATGATACTTTTGATATTAATAGTAATGCATCAGCTATAGTAGTGTCTGCCATACTATTATTTAATAATTAATCTAAAGTATAAACAAATCAGGAGTAATATCTATCGATTTATCCTCAGTGGTATATCTTACGTATTTTGCTTCTTCGTCTCTGACTGTATTAATATAGTCTGTAACTTGTTTAAAGTGGATACTGTCAATACTCTCTAATACTTTAATACTCTGAGTCAATTCATTATGTAAATTAACTTCCTTATCGTTTATTTTTATACTCTTTATGAACTTTAAAATCTCGCATGCATATAAATCACTTATTAAATTTTTAAGCTTATTATCATCAAACGATGTATTCTTATATTTGTTTAATAAATGGGTATTTACAAAGTTATCAACATCAAGAGTAGGAGCTTGAACAGTAAATGTAAAATCGCCTGTCGTTACCGTTACAGGTTCAATATTATACGGAATATCTTTATTACGAGTCAATAGTTTCGATACCGTCTCATCACTTTCTTCATCAATACTATCTTTGAGATGTTGCCTTAAAGCCAGTGTTAAATTAACGCGGTCAATAGTGTTATAATCTTTTATATTACCATTGAGATTATCTTTTAAAATCTTATAAAAAATGTTATTAAAGAATAAGACACCTAGCGTTGTATCTGAAGTGCTCTCAATAATTAGCTTCTGCTGAGCTAATGTAAGAGGAGATAGCTCCACCTCTGTCTGCGTAGACGGTAAAAACACCGTTAAAACACTACGGGTACTTTTAATCTCATTTAGAATATCGTTAAATTTATCAGACATAGAAATATTTATTTTTAATTATACGAATAACAACTACTGCGCGTTACTAGCCTGCTTACTATCTTGCTGCTCTTTATTTAAATGATTAAGGAAAATCTTAAGCTCAGGGTATGTATACATCTTAAAATCCGCAGATCTAAGATCTAAATTTCGCATACATATATACTCAAACTGCAAAATACTATTAAGATCTTCTTGAAATATACTCTTCAAAAACGGCAATAATTCTGCAGAATTATATATATTAATCGTTTTATCTCTGAAGATGTTTATTTGTCTTCTTGAAAACTGATCTTGGATTTGCTTGAAAATGTCAGTTAACGATAAACATGTTTCGTTTAAAATCTCGGCTTTCTGGCTGATAGTTAAATCTCTAACACATACACCTTTTACTTTTACTAAGCATTGTGAAACGAGTTCATCATAGCTTGATGCATAGAAATTAACAGGGCTTCGAAATGTAAATATATCATACTCCATCGGCGTATCGTCGAATTCTTTATCTAGCAGTATTGAGATGTCTAATGTTATTTTTTTACTATCTTCTAAAAATGATATTTCGTTACCGAGAACGGTATTTCTTATAGCTACGATGCATTTAAATTTACCTATAATATCCAGGTATGTATTTTTATATATACATGAGTCTATTAAGCGATTAAAGCAATCACTTATATACTTACTATCACTCGATAGTAACATTTTACATATATTTTTATATTCGTAAAAAGTAGGTTCTCTGAAATATACCTCGCTTTTCGAAAGCTTTACCGGTATTAAATTATCAATCATTAAAATAACTTATCAATTAGATCAGGTAAAGGCAAGTATAGGTTGTCACTGACCGTATAGTGACTGTAATTCCATTGCGTGGTATCTATTTGCACAGATTCAGCATCATATGTTAAATTTCTACTACCAACACTAAACGGTACACAGTTGTAGAAATTCCATACCTTACGAGGTATTTGAGATATACCTTGATACGATCTTGTATATTGCACCACAGTAATATTTGATTTAGGGCTAAGTTCAGGTTTATTATTTTCATCTCTAGCTACCATCCCGGCATGCCCTCCTAGTATAACCCACGGTCTAATAACAGAATCAATAAAAGAAGAGTTAGTCTCTCTAAACTGTAACGTCAGTGGGCTAAATTCAGATCTATTACCAGATATTCTTCCAGGTATAAATCCTCTATTGTTTGTAATTGACGCTACCGGCGACTGTATGGTATCGTCAGGTATATCCGCCCCTTGCGCGAATATACAACCAACAATGCCCTGTGCAGGGTAAGATGTTAAAAAAGCTTTAGCTCTATCTATATCAAATCCTTTTTTATCGCCTTGAACTGGTTCTAAAGCCTGTAAAATATCTGTATTCAAACCTACAGGGAAGGAATCGAACAATACAACCCACTGCGTTCTTAGCGGTAAAGCCCCGACCCACGTCTCCATAGATCTAATAAAATTATTTCTAAAGCTTACTAACGGTACCCCGGGTATATTTGTACCAAAGAGATTTACATTTGGTTGCGCTAATGTACCGCCTAACGCACCTTGCGTAAGGTTTGAAACTCCTTGTAAAGCATTATTTGCTGCGTTTAATATACCCATATATAATATTTAAGCAAAAAAAAGCCGTATCAAACGATACGGCCTTTTAGTAAATTAATTAAATTTATGCTGTTTTTCTGTAATAGTGGTAAGCAACAGTTACTGTAAACGTTTGTACCTCGCCAGTTGCTGTAACGTCGTACGATAAATCACCGACGCTTCTAATACTACACCCAACTAACTGGTACTGAGAAACTCTATTCAATTCTTTATCTAACTGTACTAAGTCAATAACAGAGCTAGCTTTTGGAGTGAAGTAATTACCTGTCGAATCCTCATCGTTAAACGTATCATTAATTACTTGCTGGAATTTATCATATAGATTATATGATTCATCAGCTCTAAAAGTTAGCGAGTATCCCTCTGATCCATTATATTTAACGGTACCTGGTACATGAAAGTCTAATCCCATGTAAGGAATTGTAACATCTTGAATAGTTTTACCAGGTAGAGTTGCTGTTGTTACATAAACTAAATCTTCTTCACCGATAGATACATCACTACCATCTCCAAAGTCAATGTTTAACACCCTAAACAGATTATTTCTTGCGAAGTCTTTTGCTTGAGCCTGAGTATAAAAATCCTGTATCGTTTGCTTGACATCAGCCATTTGGTACCTCCTGGTTTGTGTTCATAGTATTCATTATAATAATATTTATTCAAACACCTTAAAATTTATATGAATAAATTAACAAAATATAACAAACAATCCGAGACTTTTGAGATAAAATCGTTATATAGATTTAAGTGGAATGAATGTTACGGTATCAACAGACCTAAAATGTCACGTATCACTAACCAAAAGCAGAAACATGTTAAAGATAAGAACAAAAATAGCTGGCAATTAATCTAAAAAAAAGCCGGTCTTTTCAGACCGGCTTAATTTGTTAGGGGTTAATATTATCCGACGATTTCGTTGAAATCGGTACCTGTACGTGTTGCGTAGAAATTTACCAAGATAAATTCTGCAGCACGAACCGGCTTTAAGTAGATGTCAACAACAAGCTCATTTTGATCAATGATATCTGGAGTATTATTTCTCTCATCGCAAACGATCAAGTAATCATAAACACCTTCCGTATTCTTTGCATTTTCAAAGATAGGAGTTAGTGTGTTAATGATACGAGTTCTTGTAAGAAGCGTATTAGGTTCAAATATGAAATATTTCATAGTTGTACGTGTTGACTTCTCCAAGTTTAAGAACAGACGACGAACATTGATTCTATCAAACGCAGTCGGTGCTGATTGCAATGTCTTCTGACCGAAAGTAACAAAACCTTCTCCTGGGAAGAACGCAACAGGGTTAACAGAAATCTTATATAACTGATCTCTTTGCTTCTGTTTCGGGTAGAGGCATATGTCATTAACACTACCTACTCTTCCTCGTGTGAAACCAGCTGGTGCGAACCAAGGTTGGAAGTTACTATCAGTATTAGCCATTATTTCAGCAGCAGTACCGGAGAATGGTACCCATGTCTGATCATCTAACACCGCATCATAAACTTTAGTCCAAGCAGCATACGTTGTTGAGTAGCTAGAATTCAAGATAGACGTGAATGCTTGGATAGGCTTATTGATATTTAACGAGAAGTTTTTATTAGGATCCTGTAATGTTTTGAAGTTTGCACCCTCTAAGAAGATCGGTCTAGGAAGGTCAGCAATAAACAAGTGATCCTTTCTCTTCTTCTCTGCGAAGTCGTTAAATCTGTTGTAGATTGTCTTCCAGTTATCTCTATAAGTTTGAGCATCTTGATCGATCAATGTAATATCAGATTTAGCAAAACCAGACATTGGCACATTAGTTAGATCATCGTAATACTTACCATCTCCGGTAGCTTCTCTACCTGCATTAATCGTACCTAGACCAGCTTCAATCGTAATATCGATATCAAAGATATCTGGATTTTCGACAGTATCGAGTAATCTATCAAGCTTTTGCGGAATAGAACCAAGATCTTTCTGCGTTGACTGTAGATTTGCATTAGTATATGCACCCACTGTAAACAAGCTATCAGCTACACCTAGTGTTGTTGCTGTATCAACAAGAGCTGCTGAAACAAACGGTGCAGCGGTTTCATAACCAGTAGCTACATAGCCAGATGAAAGTATAGGCCAATTTGCTTCTGCGAGAGGAGCTGTACTAAACTTAGTTGAAGCTAATCTAACTTTATTAACAGGTAATCCATCAAGACCTAGCCATGTATCGCCATTTCTATGTGAGAGATTATCGTTAATAAGCACTTGTACATTCGGAGATTGATCTTCTTTAAATCCTAAGAAGAAGCTCTGAGCTGCTCCACCGGTTTGTGATTGCTGTTGACGATGGTAGTCGAAAGAACCAACGTAACTTTCTGATAGAACGTAATCTAACTTGATGACATCAGAAGCAAATACAGATTGTCTAAGTTTGAATAAGCCGACAGATAATGTATCATCAAATCCTGGCTTTGCAATATCATAATCAGTAAGATTTTCCATGATTTCGGCAATACTATCTGATTCCTGGCCAAACGTATTTGTCTGAGCGTCATTTAGCGCAGATAACGCGAAGTTAAGGCGACCTTCCGGTAAACGTAAGTACGAACTCGTTGAAGTAGCACTAGCACCTACTGTTTCTGCGGTAAGAACAGCATCAAAGTTTGTTGCTTCGTTTAAGTTTGTATTATCAGCAAGACCTACATAGAAGCCTTCATACTTATTATTAACAGTTGTCTGACCTTTATTAAGAACAATAACAGCTGCTCCGCCAAGATCTTCAAAAGTTGTTGGATTCGGGTTAATTGTATTCGACCATTCAAAACCTTGTCTTTGCTGTATATTAAAGAACTGCTCCTGTGTAAGTTCGTAGTGTACTGGCTTACCTAAAATATAGTTTGTAGGTACACTTTCACCGCTTTCATCTGTTACTTGAGAAAAGGTGCTTGAATAAACACCGCTACCTGATAAAGCAACCGCGCTACATGGATATACTAATGCGCCGTAACTATTACCGAAACCAGCGCCTGTATTACCACCATAAGGTAGGCGATATGTTAAGACATTCGCTGGTGAATTAAACAGCGGTCTAACGGAATGGTAGAAATATCTTTCAGCTGGTGTTGTCGGTACACCGTAAATTTGCTCGAATTCACTCAAGCTTGTCACTTGAATAACTTCATCTGTTGGTCCTCTATCTGTAAACCCGGCCGCTAGTACTGTTGTACCTAATGCTAATGCGGGTCTTAAGCTTAAATCGACTTCTTTTATTTCTACACCTGGGGATTGAATAGTTCTTGCCATAATATTATTTATGGCATTTTGATCTAAAAATTACAGTAATTCAACTAATAACTGTGAGAACGCGAATTCAAACGTCGTTTCAATCTCACCTTCGGTCCTGTAATTGAAGTTAATACCTCCAAGATTAACAGGGAAAGCGTTAGTATATACAAATTTTACTATATTCTTATCATATTCATCCTTGGCATATAATGTTATATCAGCTTGATATAGCGATGTAGGGTTAGGTGACTTAACTTTGTTTCTATTAGATGTAGCTGGTGTCTTAGACAGATCATCAGAATCGAAAACTGACCGTTTATCATTATTCAGTAAATCCAACCATTTATAGAGAACCCAATAATTGTTAAATCTGCTATCTACAGTAAAGTTCACTGATACGTTCTCGTAAGGAGGTCTAGTATGGCTAGAGATTTTAAAGGATTGACCGGCGTATTGTTCAGTAATTTCGGGTACCGCTATATTGGGAATTACTGCACCATAAACAGAGAACTGTAGAGAATTCTCATTTATCTTATTATCGGTATGTACACTCAAGTCTGTCGTATTAATACCTTTTAAAGGGCCCGGTAAGTTAATTACCATTAGAAATTTATCTAAGCGACTCTTATTAAACTGTGATTGATTTAGTGACATATTGTTATTGTAAAGGTTTAAAGCCCATATCCATTAATTGATCCATGTCAGATGATTGATTCATTGCGTTACCAATTAAAATCGGTGGTGTATTATCGAAGCTATCTTCCGTCTTTTCATTACTATAAATAGATGTTGGGTTCATAAAATATTTAATCCCAAAGTCAAATTGCTTGATCTGTAATGGTTTTTTATTTTTATCAAGCTGAACTATCTCGAAATATTTCTTAACTACTTCATCTTCTAATATAATTAAATTCCATATCATAGACATTACCCTATCGTCATGATTACCGGCACCTCTTTTAGCTGCCCATGTACCGTTCGGATATCTGATAAAGTCTCTTAACTCCTTTACTAGATTAGCGTCGCGTATTTCCACACCTTCTAATTCATTGATCCAGTATCTCATGTTAGTAACGCCCTTATGTTTAGTATTAGTATGAGCAATAATACCTAGCTGACTTTTAGCTCTACCGGCAGCAGATGCTCCCCAGCATACTATATTTTCATATCCATGATGGCGGCTCAAATTATCAACTACCTGCGCACCGCAGTTGTTTCTTTCTATACACGCTAGAGGATTACCCCAATGTTGTAAAATTTCATATACCTTTTCAGTAAAATTATATGGTGATATAGTATTATCGCAATATGTAGCGACTTGTTTGATATTAGTAAGATCACGGTAATCGAAAACATGTACTACAGAATAGTCAGCTCCAACCCCTTCTGACGTATCAACACTAACTATATATATACCATCGCTAGAAGGCTCATCCCATAGAAGATATTTACCTTCATCAAATACAAATTTAGGTTCCTGTGTTCTCTGCATCAGCCTTGCAAAAAGTTCTTCATTTAATGAACTTTCACCGGAATCGAGAAACTCACAGTTAAACTCCTGATTGAATGCCTCTATAGAGCCGATAGAATTAATCGTATCTTCTTTCCATCGTTCATCGCGGCCTGGGATCTCATTCCATAGAATTTTATCACAAGCCCAGTTAGTTTCACCGCTTTCAGCTCCTGTATATAATTTATAAAATAGATTACCAGTACCGTTAGCTGTTGAAGCAATAAAGATCTTCGATTTCTTCGAAGATGATACAATTGGGTAAACTGACTTCCAAAACTCCTCAACCAAATGCGGTTCAATAAAGGCGAGCTCGTCTAATATAAGGCATTGATTAGATAGGATACCATTTGCATAGTATCTATGATTATCAGCTACATGTAATAATTCATACACCTTATCATCGTTTTGAATTGCATCAATACTAGTAACCTCCTCGTCCCCGTATATAATATCACCGACATTCAATTCGCTAGCGTATTTATATGTACCGTTTGAGCATAATGTAATCTTATGCTTTGATGTACATGTAACAAATTTACCACTTTTAAATGTTAATTTTAGTTTGTCTTTATTATCACCGACTATGATACCTTTAAAGTCTTTAAATCCATCATCAGTTAATACTTCGAAATTTGTATTTTTAAATGTTTTGTGTTTATATAAATCTGCCATAATTATTTTTTACTAGGCCGGCCTTTCTTCCAACCAGTAGGTAGTTCATCATCTTTTTGGAACCTTTTTATTTTAAGAGTATCTTCATTATACCCAAAATATGTACCTTTGTTCATACCTTTGTATTTATCACTTTTTTTAGAACCACTACCAGGTAACCACCCTTCGATGATAGTACCTTTTTTAACCCTCTTTACTTCTCCTGTCACTTGATTGTGGATGTATATCATCCCTTTACCACTTCGTTTTAGCTTCACCTCTTCTGATGCATTTTTAGCTGCATTAGACATATTGAGTTTTGCTTGCTCAGATCTCTCCATACCTCTATGCGTTTCAGCTGTTTTACGAATTTTTTCTGGATCTCTATTTTGTGGATTTTCTCTAGATTTTCCTTTTAATGCATGTGATATTTTTTCAGCACGTTCATTTGTATATATCTTGTCAATCATTCCCTTTCGCCAATCAGCATCAGCCCATTGAGCTTTCTTATACTCAGAAAACTCCTTTTTCCATTCATCTGACCATTCGCACTTACCATAACCACCTTCTCTTAGATTATACGTATCGTCTCTATTCGCGTACTCCAGTGTAACGATCTCCTTTTCCTTTGTTAAAGCTTCTCTATATGTTGAGAAGTGTTCTAATATTTCTTTAGTAAAATTTTCTTTACCGTGCTTTGCAATAGACCTCTTTACCAATTTACCCGATCCCATATACCCATCGTCTATATTATCAGTTCTATGCACACCAATATACTCCATACCATTTATCGTATTTGTAATTTTATATAGATAGTTATATTTTCTATTAATATCTGGATCGTTTCGATTCATATTAATATTTATACTTAACGGTTCATTTTCGATGAGTACGCGTTTACCCATTAAAATCGATAACCGTTGGTATTTCACCATTACCTTCTAGCATATCTGCAAGATCTTTCATATTCACATCGAATACTGTTTGTGTCTCTTTGTCTCTTAAAGTTACAACTGTACTACCATCAACGCAGTTTACAGATTGACCACGAGCTGCAGTACCAGTTGTCGTAGATATACCTATCTTCGTACCGTTTGCTAGAGTTACAGACGTCTTGCCATATTCTTTAACGCCTGGCTTTAGCCAGTTTGGTAATTCCTCATAAGCCATTCGTATCCGTTGCATGATTTCAATAGCTGTACCTTCTTTATTGGCTACAACTAAAATACGCTGATCGTTAGTGAAGCAAGCAATCCATAAAGCGTAAATTGTCATCATGGTCGTCTTACCAATTTGTCTACTTGCTAATAAAATAAAAAACCTATTATCGCGCATCTTACGTAGAGCGCGTTTTTGCGGTAAATGTAGTTTAATCTTCTGTTTACCGTCATCTAACGAAATAATATGAAAGAAGTTTTCAGCAAAATATAAAAGGTTCTTTTTTGCCTTTGTTAATTGCTTAATTTGATCTGATGTATACTCAAATTCCGCACCTACCGCAGGTAGATTAGGATTATTCATATAATTTTGTTTATTTTTAACCATATTGTTATAAATATTTATATGGCAAAAAAGAATAATCTAACCGAGATATGGAATGTATACGCTGACTCGATCATAAAAGAAGGTAAAACTACTAGACCTATCGAAGGCGGAGACAAAAAAATGAACACTAAGCCTGGTCCAGGTGCTGTTGAACTTGATTCTAAAGAAGCAAAAAAAATACAGCATGCCGGTGGTGAAGGTACTACAGAGCCGGTATATGAAATTGAAGGTGTACATGAACCTATCGATCCTAAAAAGAAAAAAGACGATAAAGAGAATTTATATGAGCCAGAAAAATATAGTTCGGAAAAGTTTGACGAAAAAGTTGAAAAAACGTACAGAGAAGGTATAAATATTAATATGAAATCTGTTTTTGATAAATTATTTGAAGATGTAATGGGTGACGAATCTATTGAAGAGCTTGACGCTCTCGGTATTGACGCTGATGAAACTGGCGCAGACGCTGAAGAGACTGACGAGATTACATTAACTCTTGACCGTGATATGGCACAGCAATTATGTGACCTAATCCAATCTCAACTCGGAGAAGAAGAAGTTGAAGATGACGATGCTAGTGAAGAAGATTACGAAGGCGAAGAAGGATTTAATTCTTTTGAAGAAGCTGAAGAAGATGAAGATGAAGATGAAGATGAGACAGTTGATGAAGCTACTGAAATGAAAGAAGTTCCAAGCTCAGCTGGTCATAAGCTTACATCAAAGCAGAATAAAGTTGGATCTGTTAAAGCTTCTGGTGGTAAAGCGCAAGGTCAAGTTAAATCAACCGTAGACGGTAAGGGTAAACCACTTGCTGACGGTAAAGGTAAACTTACTTCGAAGAACAATAAAGTAGGCGGTACAAAGACTGGTTCTACTGGCGGTTCATTATTTGCTTAATAGATTAATATAATTTAAAAAAGCTGCAACTTTATTGGTTGCAGCTTTTTTTTGCATAAATATAAATATGTTACCGTTTAAAAAGTTTTTTGAGAGTAAGTATAGTGGCACACAACCTGGCGTTAATCATAGACATAGAGGTACTGGGTTCACTGATACTCATTCAACATATAGACGTAAACATGTAAATCTCGTACCTGATTATGTTAAAACAGATGCATCTAAGAATCAGAAAATCGAAAATTTAAAGAATAATAAAGGGTCTCACGCATGCACGCCAGCTGACTTACAGTATATAACAAAAACATTTAGTATAGTACCTCATAAAGATAAATCTCAAACGCTCGGACGCACAGGTATTGTTTTATCTTACAATCCACAAACTCAAACATTCATGTTACAAAAATGAGTATAGATTACAGTAATAACTGCTACCCTGGTGTAGTACAGGATGATGAAGCATGCTGGAGATTTACAGATAAGAGCGTACAGCAATCTGAACGTGTACTATTTAGTAATTGGTGGAGAGAGCTTATAAATCAATATGGCGTGAAGATTGAATACTTTGTTAATACATTCAATGTTCTTTCCGCGGATAATATATATGGTGAGCAACCAACAAAAACATTTGCACCGCCTAGAGATCTAATAATGGCTGTTAATCTTAACGATAATGCAATAACGTTAAGTAAATATGGTTTCTTGAGCGATGATGAAATAACAGCTTATATACATATCTCATCATTCCAGGCAAAATTTGAATCTCTCTCGTCAGTATACGATACTCAATACTCTATCGTTGAACCTAAAGCTGGTGATATATTCCAGTTATCAGAATTTGGTGATGATAGACCTGCAGATAGACAACCTAAATATTTTGAGGTTACAGAGAAGCTAGATGAAGATATCGCGCAGATTAATAACCTCGCCGGGCACTATGTATTCTTGATTAAAGCTAAGCGTTACGATTACAGCTTTGAACCTGGTATACCTTTCAACTCTCTTAATGAAGGTATATCTGGTAATCAGCAGATATATGAAGATGCGTTTGCTGGTAGATTATCTGGAGGCGCTAATACAGAAACTGAACCTAAGAAAGATGGATATGATGAGTATAGCGCTGATCAGACTAGTATAGACGATGTTTTCGATATGAGAGTTAATGATACCGATGTATACGGTGATTATTACTAAAAATTACTTAAAAAGGCATCCGCTTCTTTAACTGTATTAAATATAATTTCTTTATCTCCATCAGAGCTGGTGAAGATATATGTAAATTTACCATCCTTAGGTGATATGTTTTTTATAACATATGTATTACCTCGTTTAAAATAACGACCAAACTTTGTCGTTCTATTAGTGAATGAATTACCAGGAATAAACTTCATCGTCGCAACCTCTAAGAGCTTTACTAATATTATATTTCATATCCTTGTGTCTCTCTTCTACATA